AAATGTCAGTCGCAGGAGTTCCTATATTCGGAGCAATAATTGACTTCACCGATGGTGCGGAATTCATCACTTCCGCGATGCAGTTGGATGATCCTGTCTATGGATTGCTTGGCACTGGACAGTTAGCAAACGCAAATGACCGAGTTGACATTTCAGACATTGCGGTTTCAGGATCAATTCGCCGAGGCCGTAACCGTATCCTTGACAAGTTTGAGGCTGGAACTGCCACTATCGTTTTGCGCGATGACAACGGCTATTTTAATCCTTCAAGCGAATCAAGTCCTTACTACGGCAAACTTTTACCATTACGCAAGATCCAAATCTTTGCCGATTACAATGGCACTCGATACCCACTTTTCTATGGTTTCGTCATGTCATTCACAACCAACTTCCAAGTTGGAATTGATGCTTACTCTAAGGTCACTTTGCAATGCGTTGACGGCTTTAGACTTCTCAATAACTTCCATTTCACTACTGTTCCAACTGCCACAGCAGGGGAAAGCACAGGATCAAGAATTGGCAAGTTGCTTGACCTAGCCTCATGGCCAACCGTTGCTCGCAAGATTGATACCGGCGATTCAACGGTTCAAGCTGATCCAGGCACAGCCAATCGAGGAATGCTTGATGAAGTTCAACTGGTTGGCGATAAGACAGAATTCGGCGGTCTATTTGCCGACAATGAAGGCGATTTGCTTTTCTACTCTCGCACCAATTTGGCAAATCGAGCAGCTAATCCAACAACCATTTTTTCCGATAGTGGCTCAGATATTGGCTACCAAACAATTGAATTGATGCATGATGATGTTTTGATCGTGAACGATGTCACCGTTCAAAGGCTTGGCGGCTCGGCGCAGCAAGTTGTTGATTCAACTTCACAGACAACTTATTTTCCTCATGTTGGCGTTCGATCTGGTATCTACCTTCAAACCGATGCCGAGGCTCTAAGCCAAGCGCAAATGTTGCTGGCTACTCGTAAGGATGCAACCCTTCGCATTTCCTCACTTGGCTTGAACCTATTTGATCCATCAGATAGCGCGGCAACAAGAATTCAGGCTGGCTTGAGTCTGGATATTTTCTCGCCAATTAAGGTGACAAAAACAATGCCAGGAAGCACTAGCATAACCAAGACATTGTTCGTTCAAGGCGTGAGCCATGATATGACCAAGCGCAGTTTTGACACAAAATTGATGACGGCTGAACCTGTCATCAAAGCATTTGTTTTGGACAACACTTCAGTCGGAGTGTTGGATGGAACAGACGGACTTCTAAGTTACTAAGGAGCAATAAATGGCCGGTGGATACAAGCTATTCAGCACAGGTGAAGTGCTAACAGCAGCAAATGTCAATAACTATTTGATGAAGCAGACTGTCATGGTCTTTGCCGATGCTGCTACTCGCACAACGGCGCTTTCAGGCGTATTGATTGAAGGAATGCTTTCCTATCGTACAGATGGCCATGTTCACGAATACTATGACGGGTCAGCCTGGGTTGCGACTGGAAATGTTAGCCTCACAGGTACTCAAACCCTTACCAATAAAACTTTAACTTCGCCAACAATCAATGGCGGTTTCACAAGCAGCATAAATGAAAGCATTGTCAGAGGACTTGAGGAGGATGTCAATGTTGTTGCTTCGGCGGCAACTGGCACAATCAACTTTGATGTTTCAACCGCATCGGTTTGGTACTACACCTCAAATGCCACAGCCAATCACACCTTGAATTTCCGTTACAGCTCAGGGGCAACCTTGGCAAGCAAGTTAGCAGTAGGAGATGCAATCACTTTGGTTTGGTTAAACACAAACGGCTCAACTGCTTATTATCCAAGCGTGATTCAGATTGATGGCACAACCGTAACTCCAAAGGTTCCTGCCACAATTTCAGCAGGTAACGCCAGCGCAATTGATTCCTACACTTTCACAATTATCAAGACAGCGGCAACGCCTACTTACACAGTTTTTGAAACACAAACCAAATTCGCATAAGGGGAAAAAATGCCAATACTTTCAGCGTTAGCAAATTCATCTGCAAGTGGATATAGGTTTGGTGCGCTTGGAAAACCTGTTGTTACAGGTGGCACACTTACATCTGATGCAACTTATTATTATCGAACATTTACCGCCAATGGCACTCTTGGTGTTACAGGTTCAGCTTTAACTTACGATGCAATTGTTATTGCAGGTGGTGGATCGGGCGGTCATGGACAAGCAAGCACAAGCCCTCTTTTCAATGATTACAACGGAGGCGGCGGTGCTGGTGGTTTATTAGCTCTTACAAGTCAAAGCGGAAGCGGTAGCATTTCTATTGTTGTTGGTGCTGGCGGTTCAGCGCGAACTGGTGGCAGTCAAGTAGGTGCAAATGGAACAAATAGTTCTATTGCTTCAAATACCGCAACTGCTGGTGCTGGCGGCAGTAACGGAACAGGTGGTTCGGGCGGCGGCGGTTTAGGAACTTATCCAGACAATTTCTCAACTTCGGGCGGCGCAGGTACATCAGGTCAAGGAAATAACGGCGGCGCAGGTGCATCAACTACGGTATCGGCATCCTCAGGTGGTGGCGGTGGAGCAGGTGCAGTTGGAAGCAGCGCCGTTACCGGAAATGGTGGCGCAGGTGGCGCTGGCAGTTCAACTTATTCATCTTGGGGAAGTGTGACTGGCACAGGTCAAAATGTTAGCGGAACTTATTATTATGCTGGCGGTGGCGGTGGAACAGGCAGCAATTCGGCAGCCGCAGGTGGAAATGGTGGTGGAACTGCTGGCGTAAATACTAGCTCTGCTTCAAATGCCACAGCGAATACAGGTGGTGGCGGCGGTTCAACTTTCTCAGGATCATCATCAGGTGCTGGCGGTTCGGGTCTTGTCATCGTTCGCTATACGAAAGTGCAGGTGGACTAATGAGCCATTGGGCAGAATTAGATCAAAACAACATTGTTCTCCGCGTAACCGTTGGAGATAACAATGAACCAGACGAAGGCTACCAATGGTTAATTGATAACCTTGGTGGTACTTGGATTCAGACCAGCTACAACGGCAAAATTAGAAACAAGTTTGCCGGCATTGGTGATTTCTATGATGTTGCGCGAGATGTTTTCTATGCGCCAAAGTGCCACGATGAAGCGGTGCTAGACGAAGCAACCTACGAATGGATTTGTACCAACGAAGCACACACAGTTCAACCAACAGATTCAAACTAACCAAAACTTCAGGGGCTTACGCTAGGAGAGTCAAATGGCGGTTTCATCTGCAAACTACACAGTTACTACAACACCAACTCAAGTTTTTATTGGTAACGGTGCAACAAATGTCTATCTGCACAGTTCATCAGGAACTTGTTTCCTTGGCGGCTCTGATGTCACTCCGACAACTGGCTACCAAATGGATTCAGGTGACAAGTTAGTTCTCTCAACTCACGAATCAGCAATTTATGCTTGCACTTCAGCCGGTTCAACTGTTGTGAAAGTTTTGATTTTAAGCAAATGAGTTCAGATATCGCAACAATTATTTATTCTTACTTTTTCGTTGGTGCAGCTCTTATGGCTGGAATTGCCATGATTGCTAGACACACAATTGCCAAATACACAGACGAACTCAAGGACAAGCTCTCTCGCATTGAATATGCCCTCTATAACGATGGACAGACTGGCTTAATCAATAAAGTTGATCAACTCATTGAGAATCAAAATTTGATCAAGATTGATGTTGAAGTTATGAAGGCAAAAGCCGAAAGCAAGCCTAGAGCCAGGAAAGCCGAATGAAGTCGCAGAATGGCTGGCCAGCAAGCGCCGATCCCAACGCGATTGGCATCAAGGCATTTCCTGTCGCTGGCACTGCCATCAAATTGCGATGCGCTTCGGGGGTTGGCTTAATTCTTGCCTCATTCGCTGCCGAATTCCACGCCAGCGTTGAACCTATTGACAAAGGCACTTTAGATGACTGGGGCTACGCCTACCGCCCAGTTCGAGGTCAGACAACAGAGTTGTCCAACCATTCATCCGGCACAGCCATTGACATCAACGCCGCCCATCATATTCTTGGCAAGGAAGGCACTTTTACAGTTGAGAAGGTTGCAGTTATCCATGCCTTGATCAAGAAGTATGGATTGCGTTGGGGTGGCGATTACAAAGGCCGCAAAGATGAAATGCACTACGAAATCATTGAAACACCTGAGCAAGTTAAAGCTCGGATTGCCAAGTTAAACCTCAAATAAATCAACTAGGAGATCAAATGAAAATAGATGCCAAGAAGGTTCAATCGTTAGTTTTAACTTATGGAACTGTTACCTTGCCAATTGCAATCACTGCTCTGGCAATGAATGCATCAACAACAGTGAAAATTCTTTCATTCTGCTCAGGTTTGCTTGCTCTTGTTATCCGACAAGGCAATCCAAAAGATCCATTTACAATGAATTTGCTAAAGATTGCCGAACAGGAAGTCAATGTTGAATTAGAAAAAAAGACCAAGAAAAAGGTTTAATCTAACAACGCAGGGGAAACGGTTTATCCTATGAAATCCATTGTTGTCATTTCAGATTTGCAAAGTCCTT